AGAAGATACCAAAGAAGAAAATGATGATAATAAAAATGAAGAAAATAATGAGGATGAATCAAATATAATAATTAAACAAGATAGTGAACCACGATCTTTAACCATAGAAGATATTAGAGATGATGAATCCTTAGAAGATGAAGAATTAGAGAAAAATGAAGGAATATTAGATAATTCAGATAATTCAGATAAATATGAAGTATATTTAGTAGATGATAATAAAGAAGATGAAGATGAAGAAGATGAAGAAGATGAAGAAGACGAACAAGACCAAGATAGCGAAGATAGTGATTATGATTTTAAACCAAAAATAAAAATAAAAATAGATGATGTAGATATCGAATATGATTCTTCTGGTATTCCTCCACCACCTCCCCCTGAAATATAAATCATACAATACATATATTCCAACTTGAATTATAGTAATGAATTAAATTAATATTTTATATTATATAGTTTATATATAATATAAGAAATGCCAAAAAAAAGTAAAAACTCTAACCCTCACAATAATGATATACATGGCTATAAACATACTCATAGCCAGAGACATAGACATAGTCGTAGTGATAATCATATTAAAAAGAGATTCATACCATTAGTGATAAATAATAACAGAAATATTTCAACATCTAATATTTTTGATATAGAAAATCAAATTAGGAAGGTCCCTGTGACTTGGAATGAATATAAAAAAAATCATTTATCTCCTACAATAAAGGTCGATAATAGTGGATATTTTCCTGGAGGAGGAACACGTAAAGATAAGAGAACTAAAAGAAAAAGCAAGAAAAGTAAAAGAAAAACAAAACGTAATCGTTAAAAATATATTTACACCATATTACAAATAAATAATTCTATTATATTTATATATATGATATTTAAATATATTTCATTTCCTGCTTTTATCATAAGTTTTTTAATAGGTATTTTTATGGTTTATTTATGGGGTCCAGAAATAAAAACTATAGTAGTACACCCTACTCCTGAAAATAGTGAAAAAATTATATACCAAGATAAAACAAATACGTGTTATATATATAAAAGTGAAGAAATCAGTTGTCCAGATAATAAAAATGATATTAAAGAAATACCAATAGAAAACTAATTTATTATTATAATATATATAATACTAAATGGGAATGGAAAAAATGACACATACCTATACAGGTAGAATAATTATGTCTGTATTGTTAGGATTTGGACTAGCATCCATGTTTAGGGAAATATGTAAAGGAAATAATTGTTTAAAGTTTAAAAGCCCAAATAATGAAAAATTAAAAGATACTATATATAGTCATGGTGATAAATGTTATAAGTTTTTCTCTCATACAATTAATTGTACCAAGGATAAAACATATGTAAAATCTTAATATTTAGGTAAAATATATTTATTCGCGTAAATATTATAAATCATCATTCTTTATAATATTTATGGGCGATACAACAAGTATTACAGATTTGCCAACTGATCCAACTATAGGGGGGACGATTGGTGGTAATGTAAGTATGGATATTACAGAAAACAAGGTTATAAATCCCTCACCACCTGTTGGAACAACACCTCAAAACCAAATTGCTTTAGATCCTTCCACAATTAAGCAATTAATATCTGGATTACAAGAAGCTGGAACTGGTGCTACTGATTTACGTTCTAGAGATATTCCAGTCTCTACTACTGATATAACACAAGATCCACAAGTTAACCCTAATTATATAGATCCTGCACCTGATAATGATTATATTAAAGAATATGAGGATAAGGATGATATTATTAATAAATATGCTAATAAAAAAGAAATGATGGATAACGCAGAGCTCTTTTATGATGAAATACAAACACCTTTACTAATTACAATCTTATTTTTCTTGTTTCAATTACCGGTTGTAAAAAAAAATGTTCTATTCATTTTTTCCTGTTCTTTATTCTGCTGATGGAAATATGAATTTAAATGGATATTTATTTATAAGTATTTTATTTGGTGTAGTCTACCATATACTATTTAAATTTACGAATTATTTCCATCGCTGAGTATTTATACATTTGAATATGGGCTAAAATAAAATATTTTATAATAATATAGAATGTCAACACATAAAAATATTAAACGTAAGAGGAATAAGACTCATAAAAATAGAACAAATGAACCTTCTATAAAAACTTTACATAAAGGATTTAAATTATATGGTGCTAAAAATTATATCCCTAAGGATATGTTTGAATATGAAAAAAAAAGAAAACAACAATATCACAACGATTGTATTAAAGATTCTTTTAGTTGGTTTGGAAGTTATAATGTGGCTTATCAATATAGTCTTAAAGACGATAGTGCTACAATTTACAAGTTTAAAACTCGTGACACTATAAGTTTAATCAATATAAATAAAAAAAATAAAGGTTATTTTCAAAAATTATTTACAAATACTGATAAAAAATTAAAACCAATTATTCATATAAAAAAAGATCAGCTAAAAAATATTAGTTATGATCATAAATATTTAAACATGTCGTTAAAGGAACAAGCATATTATGAGTTTTGTTTTTGTTTTGGTTATATGACATTAAATGAACAATATCATTTTTTAGAGTTAATAAGATATTTGATAAAAGAAAAAATGATAGACATAACAAAAAGAGATGGTAGTTCTATTCTGAAAAAGATTAATTTACGTTTAGGTTATTATAAAATAAATCATATTTTTGATGATAGTACAGATAGTACAGATAGTACAGATAGTTCTATGTTTAGTAGTCCTATCTATAATAATATGGGAGTATATAAAGTAAAAGTTAATGATCCCATGTATAATCGTATGAGTATATATAGCCTAGACGTTAATTCAATATCTAATTTATGTTCTATTTTACCAAAATATATTGATGGTGTTTATTATGGTAATAATTTCAGTTATTGGTATCCACGAATTATTGATAATTTTAATTTAGAAGAGTATATTATATTTAATCCCCCAAAAACATTAAATATTGGAGAAAATATATAAGTAAAAATATGATAATTATTTTCAATTATTATCATAATGAATTCGTATATAGTAAAACTTGTAGATGGTTTATCACTATCGTTTACAAATAATACGCCTTTAGAATTAGATTTAGTTTTAGACGGAGGTGCATTTAATGGTAGCTATTTAATAGGTATTATGCTTATGATAAAAGAAATGGAAAAACGAAATTATATTCATATTAATCGTATATCAGCATGTAGTGTTAGTACTTTGTGTGCTATATTATATTATATAGATAAATTAGAGTTAGGATTGGATATATATGAAAAAGGAATTAAACATGTAAAAGAAAAACATAATTTAGATATATTTGATACGTTATTTAATATTATAAAGCCTAATATATCGGAAGAATTATGTAAAAAAATTACCCAAAAATTATATTGTAGTTATTATAATGTAAAAAAAGGAAAGAAAATAGTAAAAAGTCATTACCTTAACTCTGACGATTTATTAGAAACTATTCGTCGTTCGTGTCATTTACCATACCTAATGAATAATAAAGTAGTATATAAAGAAAAATATGTGGATGGTATTACTCCTTATAAATTTAAAGATTCCAACAACACCAAAATATTATATATTGATTTATTTGGAATCGATAAAATATTATATTGTATTTCATGTAAAAAAGAAACACAAAACTTTCATAGAATTATGGCTGGAGCATTAGATATACATTTGTTTTTTACAAAAGGTAAAAATACCTCAATGTGTAGATATATTACAGATTGGACATTATATAAATTTTATGATACTTTTTATATTAAAATATTAATAGAAAAAGCTTTAATATATTATTTTTCCATTTTGTATACCATAGAAATCTTTTTGTCAGATAAGAAAAAACGTCCTGCGATTGCCAAGTTATATGATTTATTTACAAAAGAATTTAATAAGTGGTATTTTCATTTTTTTTGTTATTAGTATAAATGTGCAAATCGATTTTTTTTAGTCTGATATGTTTTTTTTTGTTTTTTGGTATGTTTTTTTGTATTTTTATTATGCTTAGTATGTTTAATATGTTTTTTGCTAGATTGCTTAGTGACTTTTTTATGTTCTAAAGGACGATAACGTAAAAACCATTCTTGATATTCTTGCGAATTTCTATTATTTTTTAATTGTTCAAACATTTTGGTTTTTTCAGCTCTCATACATTCTATAGTTTGTTGCTCACCATAACAATTTAAACTAAATCGTTTTAATACACCATGTTGACGTAATTTATTCTTTTCTTGAAGACGAAACATGTAATCGGATAAACACAATATTCTTTCATTATTATAATATTTTCGTCCAGAGTATAAAAATGCCAAATAAAAACTTAACATAGTATCAATTGTTGCTATTTTTATTATTTGTCCATTCTCTTTTATTATATTATAACTATGACAGGCTAATGGTTTATATATAAATGCGATTGTGTTATTTTTATTAATAAGTATTTCATAATGAGGCGCAACAATTTCACCAATTGCTGAATGTTTCTTAATTTTTATATCGCTCGCACTAATATTATTTTGCGAAATTAATTGCTCTTTAATGATTGTAGCGGTTTCTTCAGGTTCTTCTGATAATACATCAAAATCAGGGATTTTATTAATTTGATTGCGTTTTAGTTTTGGCATATATCGACTATATATAGACATAGCATATCCACCAAAGAAAACAACACCTTCGTTAATAAATGTATCTTTTAATGTGTCATATATTTTAGATTCTTCTGCATTAGTTAATTTATCCTTTTCCTGGTTACGTTGAAACATTTCAGGACATTTGATATCAATATTTTTTGGTAGTAAAGGATGGTGTTTATTTAATAGGGAAAGACGTTTTAATACTTTTTCCCAACGACTTACATCACCGGCAGGTCTTGACAATTCTAAGAACATAGCCATACGTAAATAATTTGGTGAAGCGTATAATATACCATTCACACACATAGCTTCTGATTTTAAAGCTTTAAATATATCCTTATGAACTTGCGTTATATCAGCCATACCTATAAAGTTGACAAAAACTTTATAGGTTCCATGATGTTGTCCTGATTTTGCTTCAACCTCTTCAAATCCATTTTCTACATAAATGTCAGCTAATTCTTTAGCATCTTCTAAAGCATTTGTACTAAAAAAATCATAATCAGCTATTTCAGTATCTTTATCATAAAACTGATCAGCCTTAGGAAGAATTGCGTTAATTGCTGTTCCACCATAACAAATTAATTTTTTTCTTCTAATAAATTTTTCTACAATACTTATCATTTTTTTTACATCAGGCGAATTAACAATTTTACGTCCTATTTTTTTTTCGGCTTTATCAACGGCAGTTCTTAATATAGTTAATTCACACTCATTAAAAGACATATCTTTAGAACAATCGTTTGTTTTCATATTTGCTATATAATATATTATACGAAAATAAATATATTATACAAAATTATACTTGAAAATGATAATGTTGTGATTTAACATCTCTTGTTTTAAATGATAATGCTGGGTTTTGTTTTTTAGGCGCTGGTATATAGACAGGTTCATAACGTAATTTTTTAGGTTTTAATACAAATGAGGAACCTGCATTATTAAAAAAGTCAATATTTTCTTCTAAATGAACATCTTTGAATTGATACATCATAGCAATCATTTGGCACCCAGTTTCTCTGCATACCATAGAACTAGGATTACCTGGATTAGAACCACTATTAGGCATAGCAATAGACATATTTTGTTTATTATAATCAATTAATTCATTAAGGTCAGGCGTATTTTTTACATCATAATATGGTAAAGCCCTCATAAAAATAGAATTACTTGTTAAATTTACATATTCATCAAAATCATGAACATCTGTGAATGTATTATTGGATTTATCTACTATTATAACAATTTTTCCCATTAAATCTAATAAAGGAACTTTTCCAAAATTATGTCCATGATTTTCATAACTATATTTAGGACCTAATAGATAACGATCGAACTCTTTAAATAAATTAGCAAAGTTTTGATACATAGGTATATTTGTGCTTTTAAATCTCAAATGTATGAGAATTGGATCTTTAGGATTAGGAACAGTTCCCCCTGAAAATGCATAATTAACAATTAAGTTTAATACTTCTGAAAAAGGAACATAATTATATGTTTCCTTTACATGATAATTATCCTCAGTTGATGTAGCAACAACAGGTTTATCATCTATTGAATATATTTCAAAATCTAATCCCCTTACACCATTTCTTAATACATTTTTTAACGCACAAGTTGATACATAACTATTTTTAAAATCTCCTATACTACACGCATTATAAGCTGTCTGAATATAATAATCATTTAAATTATACTTAGAATCTGGGTTTGACGAATGAAGAGAAGCAATTCTGGGATTTAATTTATCATATAAACTATTCATAGAGTCACATTCTTTAGGTTCAGAGTGTGACGATGTAAACCCTTCAATAGAAGAATATTTATTTATATAAATAAGTGTAATTAACAAAGTAACTACTAATACTATTTTATAGATGGTTCTCATACTATTTACTATAATATAATTATATTTTATTATATTTATTATTCAATTAAATATAAGTATATAATATATATCTAAATATGGCTGGTGGATTATTACAATTAGTTAGTCAAGGACAACAAAATATATTATTAAATGGTAATCCTACTAAAACCTTCTTTAAAACTACATACGCACAATATACCAATTTTGCTATGCAAAAATTTAGAGTTGATTTTGATGGTTCAAAAACATTACGAACTGCTGAAGAATCTACATTTACTTTTAAAATAAAACGCTATGCTGATTTATTAATGGATTGTTATCTTGCTGTTGATCTTCCTAATATTTGGTCGCCTGTAGTTCCTCCTTTAACAGACGAAGAAACAACGGAAACAAATACTGGAATATGGGTTCCATATGAGTTTAAATGGATAGAAAACTTAGGAGCCCAAATGATTTCTAAAATTACTATAACTTGTGGTAATCAAACTATTCAAGAATTTTCAGGTGCCTATATATTAGCAATGGTTCAACGTGATTTTTCTGATGCAAAAAAAAAATTATTTGATGAAATGACAGGTAATATTCCTGAATTAAATGATCCTGCTAATTCAGGAACACGTGTTAATACTTACCCCAACGCATATTATACTTCTGATCCAGAAGGAGCTGAACCATCTATACGAGGTAGAACTATTTATATACCACTAAATGCTTGGTTTAATTTAAAATCACAAATGGCCTTTCCTTTAATTGCGCTTCAATATAATGAATTACATATTAATGTTACTATGAGACCTATTCAAGAATTATTTCGCATTCGTGATGTATATGATAAGGAAAATAATTACCCTTATGTCGCACCTAATTTCAATCAATATTACATGCAGTTTCATCGATTCTTACAAACACCTCCCGATGTTGGATTGTCATCTATATCTTACCTTGATACACGAACACAATGGAACGCTGATATTCATTTAAATTGCACTTATGGGTTTTTATCAAATGAAGAATCTAGATTATTCGCATTACAAGAACAGAAATATTTATTTAAACAAGTACGTGAACATGTTTATTATAATGTTACTGGTCCAAATAAGGTAGAATTAGATAGTTTGGGGATGACGTCTAACTTTTTATTTTATTTTCAACGTAGTGATGCAAATTTAAGAAATGAATGGAGTAACTATACTAATTGGCCTTATAAATATCTACCATATGATATAACTCCTGCATCTACTGATACATCTGAGTTTCCTAAAGAAAACTTATTTCCTATTACTCGCACTAATCCTAATGGAACAACAGAAATTGTTTATATTGGTCCAGGTGTTAATGCTAATGGTAACCTTACAGGTTGGTTTACCACTGGAAATTATAATCTAGAAAATCAAAAAGATATATTAGTTGATATGGGATTACTACTAGATGGGTCTTATCGAGAAAACTTAATGCCAGTAGGAATATACAATTATATTGAAAAATATATTAGAACATCGGGAAACGCACCAAATGGTTTATATTGTTATAATTTTGGAATTAATAGTTCTCCTTTTGATTTACAACCTTCTGGTGCTATTAATATGAGTGCATATCATACAATTGAACTAGAGTTTTCTACTATTGTCCCTTCCTTAGATCCTTTAGCACAATCTATAGTAATATGTGATCCTCAATCTGGTGAACCTGTAGGTATTAACAAACCAACATGGAGAATTTATGATTATAATTTTAACCTTGTTCTCTTTGAAGAAAGGTATAATATGGTTACATTTGTTGGTGGGAATTGCGGATTATCATACGCAACTTAAATATATTCATAATATAAAATATATAATATGAATAAGCAACAAATTATTTTAAAAAAAAGAATCAATAAATTACCTTATGAGTTAGTTAATATAATAATATCTTATACTTATACTTCTCAAAATCCAGAATTATTATTAGATATAAGAAGCTTTCATATAGATTATTCTCTGTTAGAAATCTTATATCATTACAATTATAACGAACGAATATTATTGAATGATATATTAATATTTTATAATTCAGACAATTTATCTATGTATCAACGTCTACAAAGATTATATACTCTATCTAATAAATCATTAACTCATCTTATAGATTACGCATTTAATATTTCATCTAATAATATTGATGAAAGAATAATAAGAAAGAGAATTAGAATACTATGGGCAATATTATCCCCAGTTGAACGCACTCGATTTATAAATACTTTTTTTTTTGATACTTTCAATCAAGACATAGAAAACATGTTGGATATACAAAATAATATAATTGAAGATATAGACTAGTTTATGGGTATATCTTTTTATTTTTTGGTGGAAAGAAAATATACCTTAAACAGCAATAGACTTTAACTTTATTTTTTTTATGTTTTGTTTTTTTGGAGTTAATAATAATATTATTATCATCATCGTTATTATCATAATCGTTATTATCATCATCGTTATTATCATCGTTGTTATCATAATTACTTTCTGAATTTACATAAATAACACTAGGACGACGTTTTTGATTAAAAGGTATTGAAGTTTCAATATTCATATATAAATGAAATATTTTAGTATTTAAGATTTTCAATTATTTAGTATTTTTAGTTAAATTATTTTAATTAAATAACATAATGATTAATGATATTATTAAATGCCCTAATTGTTTTGAATTTATTGTAATTGAAAAATTAAATTGTGGTATCTTCCGCCATGGTGTATTTATTCATTCAGGACAACAAATTCATCCACATTTATCTAAAGAAGATTGTGAATATTTAATAGAATCTAATCAAATATATGGTTGTGGTAAACCATTTCAAATAACATATGTAAATAATGATTATATTATTAAAAAATGTGATTATATTTAATACAAATATTTTTAATACAAATATTTTTAATACAGATATTTTTTTTCATTTATATATTCTATATATATAAATGAGTACTTTAAGTTTGACTTTTGGTTCTACTCCCGGGTCAGTTACTTTACCTTTATCAGGTACATTTACAAGTTCAACTGATTGGGGTGATGGAACAACAAACGCTAGTTTATCGCATACATATTCTGGTGCAGGGCCTTTTACTGCAGTTATTACTATTTCTACAGGATCGGTAAATACTTTTGGTAGTACCAATTGGACAGGATATAATAAACTTATAAGTGTTTCCACAACGGATACTACTACATGGGGATTATCTAGCACTACTACTAGCACTCTAACTAGTATGTCTTATTTATTTTATAATACACGTTTATTAACGTCTATACCCAATAATATTCCTGGATCAGTTGTAAATATGACCAATACATTTAACGGAAGTGCATATAATGGCACAGAGATATCATCCTGGAATACAAGTAATGTTATTATGATGAATTATATGTTTGCCAGTAATTCTAATGCTGCTTTTAATCAACCATTAACGACTTCTGGAGTTGTATGGGATGTAAGTAATGTGGTAAATATGACTCATATGTTTTATTCTGGCGGTGATTCAGTATTTAATCAGGATATATCATCTTGGGATGTAAGTAATGTTACTAATATGGAAAATATGTTTCAGAATAGTCCAACATTTAATAATGGTGATAGTGGTAATAATGGTGCGAATCCTTTAACATGGACTCCAAGTAATGTCACAAGTATGTATGCTATGTTTTGGAATGCGACAGCATTTAACCAAAATATTGGATCCTGGAATGTAGGTAATTTAGCTAATATTACTTATATGTTTTATAATGCTTATGATGCAGCATTATTTAATAATGGAAATAGTTCTTCTATTCAAAATTGGAATGTTTGTAAAGCTACAAGTCTAGCTTATACATTTTGGGGTTGTTCAAGCTTCAATAACCCCTTAAAATATTGGTTTGCGAACACACTTGTTTCTGATATTAGTACACCTACAAGTGATGCTACTAACGGAACAATAACAGATTATATTCCCAGCACTAATAACTCAGGAACTGGTTGTGAATTAACAATAGTTGTAAGTGGTAATGTTGTAACAGAATTGTACGCAACATCACGTGGTTCTGGATATGTCGCTGGGGATACACTAACAATAGCAAGTGCTGATATTGGAGGTACAACAGATGTGGTCATTACATTAACTTCTAATTCAGTTGATGGTAATGGAGGTGTAGTTGGTTCAAAAGTTACTTCTTTGGATGGTGCATTTTATAATGCATCTGCATTTAATCAGGATATATCATCATGGAACACATATGGCTTAGGAACACTTAATAGCACATTTTATGGTGCTTCTTCTTTTAATCAGGATATATCATCATGGAACACATATGGCTTAGGAACACTTAATAGCACATTTTATGGTGCTTCTTCTTTTAATCAGG